CGATATCAGCAGCAGTTGCTAACATGAAATCTTCACCGACAATCTTATGACCTTCATTGGTCATACGAAGTGAACCAACACCACGAGAAGAAACACCGAGACAAACACCTTCTTTAATCAAAGAAGATGCAATCTTGCCCATAGGAGTTTCAAGAAGTTGTGCTTTACCAATAAAATTATTACCATCTTTATAAAGTTCACAAATCTTGTGTGAAACACGGTCAAGATTTACGGTAGGTCCATCGGGGTGACCAAGTTCGCCAAGAGCACGACCTTTACAAACAAAATTTTCATTATAACGATTGACTTCCTTCTCCATGATTTGCATGGGATAAAGTCTACCGTTGCGGTTTACTTGCTCTGCCTGTAAGAAAATGCCTTTGATAAAGCACTTCTGAGCACCACCTTTTCCTTCGGTGATAAACTCTACCTTGTTGATTTCTTCTGTGATGAGTTTCATTTGTTTATGCGGTAAATCCTACTTTTGCACCAACTACTAAATTATCGGATGCCCAAATTTGGTCGGCAGCATTCTTCTCAAAAAATTCAACATGACTCTGAGGAAGAGTCACTGATGCTGTATTTGCATAACCAGTTGTTGTGCTTTTTGCAATACTGACCGTAGCAACACCACTAACTCCATTATAAACACGAACTACAGTAGCACCACCCAAAGTTGATGTTGATCCTAATCCAGTTTCTGTTCCTATTAATAATGTTCTTGCCATTATTCTTGATCCTCTTCTGGTTCTTGTTCAATTTCAGTTTCGGTTTCATCTTCATATTCTTGCTCACCAAACATTGATGCTGCTACAATTGGTCTAGCAACTTCAATTCTTTCAGCGGCTTTTGTATATAAAGCATTTTTAATAGCATCAGAAACTTCTGCAGGAGAAGCATCTGTAGCAATCAAATCGATAATATTATCCATAAAAAGTTAATGAGATATATTTTTTATTTATATCTCTGCCTTCTTAACATCCTTTTGAACCTGAGCATCAACTTCTGCTGCTTGAGCATCCATGTCTTCTTCAGTGGGAACTTCACCCATTCCCATTGTGTCTTGACCCATTCCTTCCATACCAGATCCTTCACCTGCTTGAGGTAATGGTTCTCCAGTAATTGGGTCAACTTGAGAAGGATCGGGAATAATTCCCTTAGCGATCTCATCCTCAATCTGCATATCAATTTCGATGATTTCAGAATCAGTTTGACGAAGAACTCTCTTTCTTACATATTCTGTTGAGTAATACTTACCAATATATTGCTCAATAGCAGCAAGATTGCCAAGTCTGTTTTGAAGAAGTTCTGCTTCTTTTAATTCTGCAAACTGGTTATCATATAAGAAATCATACTGAATATGATCACTCATAACCTCCCAGTCTTCTGGAGTTACGATGTTCTTGAGAATCAATTGCGTTCTCAACATATCGTTGAACATCTGAGCGAATCTCTTTCTCAGACGACCAACAAACTTAGCAAACTTAAGTTCGTCTCTCAGAATCTCAGAAGAACGACCAAGATTGAAACCACCATCAGCAGCAATTCTTGATTCGGGAACTCCAAGTGCTCTGTAGAGTTTCTTTTGGAAATACTCAATATCGGAAAGTTCACCAAGGTTTTGTCCACCAGGAAGAGTAGTGATTTCGGTTCCTCTACCACCTTCTCTTCTTGGAAGCCAGAAGTCCTCAAGCATACTCATAAACTTGCGGTCATCACGAACTTCACCAGTGTTCGCATCATAAGCAAGTTTATTTCTGTAGCGAGACATAACCTCTTTGAGGTATTGCTCTGCTTTTACTTTTGGAAGATTACCAACATCAATATAGAAGATTCTACGCTCTGGTGCTCTGGACAATCTGTAGATAACCAAAGAATCCTCAATCATTCTCAGTTGATTGAGTGCCTTGATTGCCTTGTGAAGATATGAAAGTACGGTGCCCTTATTTCTATCAACAAGACCAGAACTGCAATATGCTACCGAATCTTTAGCAATTTTTATAGAGTTCTTTCCAGCACAGAAATCATTCCGGTTGGATAGTTGACTTTTGAAGTATATAAGAAATACTCTTCAATCTCTGGTTCTACAACATTAGTTTCATTATTAAGTCTACCGCCAAGATTTGGACCATTTCCAGGTTTCTTTTTCTCTTGACGGATATACTTCATCTTCATAGGATCAATATATCTCAGATCCTGAATACCCGCTTGAGGATTCTTTAAATCGATTACTTTGAGATAGTAAACTCTACCATCTACATACCAGTTTCTAAAGATTTCGTGTGCTTTTCTGTCGAAATCTAAAATTTCTTTGAGATACTTGAATTCTTGGCGAATGATATTTTTTAACTTTTCGCTAGCGTTCAGATTTGATAATTCAATCTCAACTGGAGAATCATACAAATCGCTAACGATTGCTTCATTCACAACATCTTCGATAGCACCATCACACTCTGGGTGAAGTGCCATCTCACGGTATCTTTTGATAAGGTCGTGTTCAGTTCTATAAACACCTTCTATATCTACATACTGACCATAAAAACCACTTGAAATATAGTTATCAACCCCGTCCTCATTATTTTGAGGAACGGGGGAGACAACTGAGGGTGGTTTTTTCTGGCTATCTTCAATAGAAAAACCAAAAAGTTTTGCCATCGTATAATCTATCTACTTGTTATGGACTATTTAGTTGATATTTTCTCCGCCAGCATTAGCAGAGTTACCTTTAATAGCTTCCCACCAGAGGACCTGAAGTTCAACAGTGAATTCTTGAATTCCCTGAGCATCATATGAAAGTTCGATTGGTGATACTGCGGTTGGGAAAACATCATAGAAATGATACTTTCTCAGGGTATCTCCATTACGATCCAACTGATAAACATAAGCATCTGCTTGATAATCTGCTGGGTTGGTAAGACCAGTGTTATCAGATACCTTGTTGATTGTATTCATCCACTTTTCAAAAGCGGAACGAATAGAGAAGTCAGTATCGTTGATGATTGTGATAGTCCAGGTCTCAAAGGAGCGGTCTCCCGCTACCTTGAGAGTTCTTCCTCTAAAAGGAACTTCGATTTGAGCGACGTTTGAAGCAGGAAGTGCGGCAGCCTTAGTAAGGAATCTTGCCTTGTTCAGAATATCATTCAAACCTTCGACGCTTACAGCGCCTGGGAATGATAATTCAACTTCAAACAGATTTGAGCGAGCACCGCCACCAGTCAGTTTACTCTTGAAGTCGGTAATCTTTCTTAGTGGGGGTGGATTGAGTTGGTTCTTGGTAGCCATAGTTTTTAACCTCTAATTAAATTAAACGTTACCGATTACTTCTTCAAAAGATACGCCAGTTCTTGTGGCGACGAAGGTAAGACCAATGAAGTTGATTGATCTATTTGGTTTGACGAAGATTTCTGCAACAAACTCATTGTTATCAATGACCGCAGCAGTGTTATTTGTTTCATCACAAATAACAACATAATCAAAGATTCCTCTCTTCGCTTGGACATCACGAAGGAATGGTTCGACAGTATTTACAAAGTTTTGTCTTGTAACTTCATCGTTAAATTCGAAGAGTTGATCCTTCGCTGCTGCTGAGATAGCATCTTCTAAGTAGATGAAGAGTTTGCGGACGTTGATTCTGTCGAATGCAGAAGACTTGCCGTAAGCAGTCTTATCACCGAAGAGAACAATTCCAGCACCAGGCGAGAAGATGACTGGGTTGATTCTGTTAGAATACAACTTATCTCTTTGCGTCTTGCTTGGATTATAAGCAAGTTTGACTGCATTCAGAATTGCACCCTTTTCTGTGCCTGCTGGTGAGAACCAAGGGAAGTTGGTCAACTCATTTCTAGCACAGCATCCAGCAATATCTCCATTCAGAGGAACATAGCGGAATGTGTCGCTAAAGCGGTCATACATGTACTTGTAACCACTATCAAGGATACCGTAAGTTGAGGAAGTTACGGGAGCATAGAAACTGAGGACATTATCAGTAATAGTCGCATCAGAATTAACCGTTACTGATCCAACTGAACCATCATTCAAGAATGCGAGTCTGTATGGGGAAACACAAGCAACTGCGTCCTGTCTCAATCCAGCAACAGAAATACACTTGTTAGCAAGAGCTTGTGCAGTTTCTTTTGCGTAGTTTGCAGAACCCATCAGGATGTAATCAACTTCATAATTATCAGCAGTTTCAAACAAATCATAACCAGCAGCAAGTTTGCCGAGAGTTGAAGTTAAAGCACCAGATGCTGTAATATCTGAAGTTCCATCATAGTTTAAACCGCCACCGAGAGTGTAGGTATTTGAACCAGCAGCTCCGAAGATAATTCCGTCTGCATTTTGGTCCCATCCCTGATCTGCTTGGAGGGTGAATCCTGAGCTGAAACCAGTTGTTGTAATTCCAGCAGGTTGAGAACCACCAAATACATTCTGAGAAACATTGGCGAGATACTTTCTCCAGTATGCAGTGCTTCCTACCGAATACTCAGCATCCTTTGCCTTTGAAAGATTGAGGTGCTTCTCAAGAATTGTTCCAGCGTTTCCACTGACTTCTCCAGTAGCATCAATAACGACTACATGGATTTCATCGAATCTTGAGTTTCTAGCAGCAGCATACTCAGAAGTTCCTGGTCTGTCTGCAAGAGTGTTCCAAGAAAGTGTCGAAGAACCTACAGTAGAAATGGTCTGTTGGTCAAACCAATCTAAGGATGAAGTGTAAGAAGTTGTTCCAAATGATGCCGATTGACCAGCAGTGTGGAAACCGAGAGAACCACTTGAAGTGAACTGATAAACACCAGATGGTTGATAATCTACTGTTGTTTCGGTGCTTCCAGAAGATACATGTGAAAGGACCTTTACATAAACATCAGTTCCACTTACTTGAGTAACAACACCCTTCAAGTATCCATCAAGAACTGTTGTTGATCCAACACCAGGAAGAGTTGCCGAAATTGCTTGGGTAACTCCCATTCCAACGGTAACTGATTCTCCAAGACCAGTAGTGCTTACTCCTGAGAGAATTTGATCTGCCTTTGAGTCGATAATTGCAACCTTAACACCGTTTGCCCAAGAACCTGGGTTTCTTGCTGCAAAAGTTACATTTGTAATTGTGTTGGTGTCGTATCCAAGTTGCTCATAATGCTCTTTACTCTTAATCTTAATGCTTGATGCTGTACCAACAAAAGCATTCTTCATATCGTCATCATCTGCTCTGACGATTCTCATGTTTCCGCCATATGCGAGATACGACGAAGCAACTAACCAGTGCTCATAGTGCTTGTCTGTGCTATATGGCTCTCCAAAGATACTAAGAAGGTCCGCCTCAGTTTCAACAACTGTGGGAACATCTACAGGACCTTTTGCGAAAGGTGCTACCTGGGCAGCAATAGAACCCGTAGTTGGGTCAACTCTACCTACGGTTAAGTCAACCTCTCTTACTACAATTCCAGGAGATGCTAAATTTAGAGGCATCTTTCTGTTCTCCTAATCCAGAATATTTCTGAAATTATTTATTAAAAAGTCTATTTTAAACGGGGAAACTGTGCGTGAACTTACCAATCAGGATAATACCATTCTGATTTACTGACTCTTTTCTTTTTATTCTTCAGTACTCTCTTTTTTGTGCAATCTTTGCACTCATAAGAATATGCCGATGGTAAAGCACCTCTACCTTTTCTTGTGAGGTAAAAGTCGTCTATCAAATTTTTAGTTTCACCACATACTCTACACTCTCTATCAAATAATAATATATGATTTAGATTAATCTGGTCATCTAAATCCATTAATAATAATCCCACATATATGACCTATCACCATACTCATCCGTATACCATCTATCTCCATTTGTATCTGTAAAGGATGCCATTGAATTAATTCCATCTTCAATAAATCCAAATGGAGCCATGTCCTGGTCTATCTGATTTTTCTGTTCCTCATAAATTCTCTTGCGGACATCATTATCTGTCATCTCCTTGAAATACTCTTGTGCAACTAACCAAGAGAATATAACAAGACACATTGCTAAGTCATCATTACACCCTTCTTCTGCCTCAAAAGAATTATGCTTCTGGGCAAATGTAGTTAATTCTGATATAATATCATAGTCTAGTGTTAATAACTTATCATCTTCCAGGAGAGTTTTTAGGTTGGAGCAACCCAACTTCTTCACAGCAGCAGTCATTCTTACTCCCATCTGCGATTTCTTACCAGAGAATCCGTGTCCAACTACCTGACCAGCACGACCTCTCATAGCAGCCATCAACATATTCTCATATTCCAAGTCGTAGTGCAAAATATTAGCAACTTGCTCACCAATATCATTTACCTCCACGAGTAACCAAGCATTATTATATCCCTTAGCAGTTTCCAAAATAATATTTGGGAATAGCATAGGTTTGATTTCATTATTCCTATATTTTGCTACAATCTTATATGGAAACTCCGTAATATCAAAAAGAACGAATGCTGAGTAATCATTACCAAGACCACGCGCAACATCGACGGTCATTAAGTAATTATGATTCTCTCTCGGTTTTTCGTAAATATCTAAACCAGCATTTCTTTGTATTGGGTCTTCATATACTAAGTTTCTAAGTTTTGCTGGATTAATAAGTGTATTGACCGATCCTAAGAATTCGCACTCAAACTCAACTTTGAATTGCTCTTCTGAAGTGTTAGCAATAGTCTGCTCTTTCCATACCTGATCTCTACCTGGAACTTCAGACCAGTGGACATCTGTAGGCACATATTCATTCTTACCTTTCTCCGCATCATGCCACATGCGGTAGAAGTGGTTCATACCACGAGGGGTAGAAACAATAATTACCTTTGTGCTCTGTCCAGAAGAAATAGTAGGATAAACAGAGGCAAAGAAGTCATCAGCAATGTGATTCGGGATGAACGCGAACTCGTCAAGAA